CTATTCGCGTTATGGCTGGCTGTTACTGCCCCACTTGTGTACGCATCATGCACATATCACACCTATTGCGACGCATCTGGACGCTGCACTAACTGTTCTACTTGCTGCTACGGAAACAACTGCAACACTACTTGTTACTAAACTAACTAGACAACCCTTTCGGGAGATTAGGCATGACATATTTGAAAGACATTAAACTGTGCCGAGATTGCACCTTTTTCGGTACACCTCACGGTCAACGTGACCGCTGCATACATCCCAAACTAACCACAGTTGATTTAGTAACTGGCAACGCTGAGTTCCCCTATTGCTACGCAGAACGTAAAACCCCTTTGCCGAATCATTGTGGCGAGCAAGCTTTGTTATACGTGGCAGACGCAGAGGCACTACGCGACAGATTGGAGCGCAGTAAAGAGTTTGAGGAGGCTATGCGTGAAGCCCCTACCCTATAGCCCCCATGACCTTGATCGCACGATAGACAGGCTTACAGCAGTCTTGGAGGATGAATTCGGTGATGACCTAGCTGGATGGGGAGCAGCTACTCTAATACTACTGTCAACAATAGTTGATATGACAGGTGTGGATAGACAAGAGATTGCCAATCACATATTGCAACCAACTGTTAAAAGGGATTTGCAATGAATACAACACAAGAGCAAGCACTTAGGGAATATTTGCAAGAAGCAATTATCCCTTTAATAGAGGGGGTTCTTGTCAAAAAAATTGGACAGGCTATGACCTTTGCGGCAGGAGAACTGACACAGCCTGAGAAGGAATGGCAAGGGCTGACAGATGAGGAGTTTAAGTGGATTGTTTTTAAAAACCACAATCCTCATACACAAAGCGCAAAAAGAATTAGGAATACCATAAAAGAAATAGAAGCCAAGCTAAAGGAGAAGAACACATGACGAGTGTGAACACAGATGATTTTTTACCAGAGGTTAGAAATGCCGCATGGTGGTCAGGAGACAGCCGCCTAGCCGCTAATGGACGCGCAGCAGATGCAATCCTAGTTAAGCAAGGAAAGAAGCAGCCGCCTGATCTATCTGAAGTGGAAGAAGTACAAATGGGCAAGGTGATGGAGCCAACCATTGCCAGACTATTCCAAGACAAGCATAGGATTGAACTGAAGGATGCAGACTATGTTCTATCGCATAAGACTGAGCCGTGGTTTAAATCTCATTTTGACTACCTCAGTGCAGATGGACGAATACTCGTTGAATGTAAAAACTACAACGCTGGCGTTCTGTCTAAGTTCGACGAAGAAACAAACATGGTTCCTGCTCCAGATATGGCGCAACTCGTCCACGAAGCGGCCTGTCATAACGTGGATGAGATTTATCTTGCAGTCTTGTTTGGTGGACAAAAGTTCAGAACATTCCACTTCACCATCACGCAGGAGATGAAGGATGAGCTTGTCAAAGAGATGGCAAAGTTTTGGGGCATTGTCGTATCTAATGCCGAGCCGCAAGCTAGTGATGTTGAATCAACCAAGCTTATCTGGCCTATTTCGAGTGAGGAAACGGCAACTGCAACTGGCGCGGTGGAACAGGCTTGTTCTGTCCTTAGTGAATACAAGGCACGTATCAAACAGCTTGAGACAGAAGCAGAGAAAGTCGAGGTTGCGATACGGGAATACATGGGTGCGAAAGGTTCGCTGGTTACTGTGGATGGAAAGACGCTTGTAACGTGGCGTAACTCCAAACCTAGCAAGAAGTTTGCATCTGATTTGTTTCAACAAGCTATGCCTGATGTTTATCAGAAATTTGTAATTGAGATGCCGGGTTCACGTAGGTTCTTACTGAAATGAGGCTGCCATGAGAAAGAAAAAATATGACCATTTAGATTATTTATGGGAAAGGGGTTTTAGCCCATACATTTGGCCCGACTTTCATAATCATTTTATGAAATACAAAAATTATGATCGTATGCACGTAGAAGCTTGTAAGGTTTTTGCTAGGTATTTTTATTGGGATTGGCCCGGTGAAGAAAAATCTAATCAAATACATCCAGATTCTTTTTATGGTTCTTTAATCAAGTCATGTTTTAGTGCTGGATATGCACAAGCAAAGTTGGATATGAAAGGGGATATAAATGAGTAACTTAGTTCCGTATCAAGACATAGAAAAAATGGCAATAGCAGTTGCTAAGTCTGGACTGTTCAATGTTAAGACAGCAGAGGAAGCTATGGCCTTAATGCTAGTAGCACAGGCAGAAGGATCACACCCTGCTATAGCTGCGCGTGACTATCACGTTATTCAGGGTAGGCCAGCATTAAAAGCAGACGCAATGATGGCTAGGTTCCAGCAAGCAGGGGGCAAAGTTGAATGGACGGAGTACACAGATGATCGAGTTACTGGTGTTTTTAGTCACCCCGCTGGCGGGAGTCTTGCTATTACTTGGACTATCGAGATGGGAAAGAATATCGGGCTGGTTAAACCGGGTAGTGGATGGCACAAATATCCTAGAGCTATGCTCAGAGCGCGCTGCATATCAGAAGGTATTCGATCCGTATATCCCGGCTGTGTCGCAGGTGTTTACACGCCAGAGGAAGTATCGGACATGGAGCCGCCAAAGCACCATCAGGAAGTCAACATGGGCAAAGCGGAAGTCGTGGTCGAAGAAATAAAGAAAGCTAAAGATAGGAAAGAAGGTGAGATTTTTTTGCCACTGTTCGTTCCGGGGATAGAGGAACCATTCAGCGAATCAACGGATTTAGCAGAGTGGGAGATTTCTTTTCACGACATGGTTCACAAAATAAAGGCAAGCCAAAAGCTTAGCGGTGATACCAAACGCGACAAACTAAAGATGCTTAAAGACGCAAATACCGAAGTAATAGATAAATTGGAAGCACCTGCAAAAATGAAAGTCATGGCGGCTGCAAACTCTCTGGAGGAAGTATGAAGAATCACAACGAACGTCCCGGTAAGGGAGTGTTATTCACTAACGACAAACGTAAGACAGACACACAACCACATTTAAAAGGTGGCTTCACTGCTGACAGAGACATTAAGGCTGGTGAATGGGTAAAGCTTGCAGGATGGCGTAAACCTACTCCAGTAGGGGAGCTTATATCACTGGCAGTGGATAACTTCATGCCTGATCCAAACTACAAGAAACCTTCTGAGGGCAGCACAGTACGTGAGTACAGTCCTAACAGGGATGAAGAAATCCCATTCTAGAACGGTATGTGATATAGTTACCTTTCTTGTTGTGGGAGGGTAACTATGAAAACTTGTGGCGAGTGCAAACAGGACAAACCTTTATCGGAGTTTTATGTTCATAAAGCAATGCTTGATGGATATTTAAACAAGTGCAAAGAATGTGTTAAGTCCCGTGTAAAAAAACACAGGGATGAAAACATAGAAAAGATAAAGGAATACGACAAACAAAGGGCAAACTTACCTCATAGGATTCAGGCAAGAAAGCAGTATTCACAAAGCCCTAGAGGAAAAGAGGCTCATGCTAGAGCGCATAAGAAGTATGTTGAAAAGTTCCCAATGGCTAGAGCTGCACAAGTAATCGTTGGTAACGCTATACGTGATGGCAGATTGATTGTTAAAAAAATTTGCTCTGTTTGTGGAAGCAATAAATTAGTAGAGGCTCATCATGATGACTATACAAAACCATTGGACGTTAGAGAGTTATGCAAGAAATGTCATGCAGAGTGGCATAGTCAAAATGAACCAATCTACAAATAAATATGGCATCTAGTCGCTCACCCACACAACGCAGCTTGGAATACTTGCGAGAGCTTGGGTACCACTGTGAGGTAGTTGAAAGATGGAATCCGTGGACAAAACAAAGGCGCGATCTTTGGACATGGTGCGACATTCTCGCTATCCGCAAGGATGAAGTGTTAGCGGTACAGGTAACGGCTTCTGCTGTTGCTGACCGCATAAAGAAAATTCAAGATTCAACCACGGTTGCGCTAGTCAGAGATGCTGGAATTAGGATTGAAGTACATGGCTGGCGTAAGAACAGTAAAGGCAGATACGTCATTAGAGTGGAGGATATATCGTGAATGCTGCAAATTTTGATAAATCTGAACGGTTGCAGAAAGTAGCAAATCTTTTGGGGCGGGGAGGGGAATACACAACCCTAGACATTATCCAGAAGGCGGGAGTGTGTGCAGTTAATAGCATTATTTCAGAACTCAGAGCTAACGGTTACAGCATTGACTGTCAGCGTAGAGCAGACAAATGGTTTTACAGGATGAACAAATGAAGCCAATTACTAAAGATCGTATCGAAGAAAAGATTGAGCGCATCACTGAAAGTGGCTGTTGGATTTGGATGGGGGCAACTACGGTCAGAGGATACGGTCAACTTCTAAGCAACAACAGAAAGTTTTATGCTCACAGAGCAAGCTATGAAGCCTTCATTGGTGAGATACCAAAAGGTATGTATGTTTGTCATGCTTGTGACAATGTTTATTGTGTTAATCCAGCCCACCTTTTTTTAGGCACTCAAAAGCAAAACCTTGAGGATATGGCAAGAAAAGGACGCAGCACGATTGGAGAACGGAATCCAATGGCTAAATTGAAAGAAGAAGACGTACAAAAGATTAAAGCCGAAATTGATTATGGTCTTTCAAATTCAGATATAGCTATAAATTATTCGGTGTCTCGCCAAACAATAAACAATATTAGAAACGGAAAGGCTTGGAATCATGTCTAACATAAAAGTTTTCATTTCGACACCTATGTACGGAGGCCAGTGTTACGGCTTCTACGCACAGAGCTTGCTACAGCTTAATAATCTGTTACGAGATAACAATATAGAAAGCATGATGTCATTCATGTTTAACGAGAGCTTGATTACTCGCGGCAGGAATGCACTAGCACATGGCTTTATGAAGACAGATTGCACACATCTATTCTTTATTGATGCAGACATACAGTTCCATGCTCCTGATGTTCTGCAAATGATTGAAGAAGACAAGGATGTAATCTGTGGAATCTATCCTAAAAAAGAAATTGATTGGAATGGTATCAAGAATGCAGTAGATGCTGGAGTACCTGTAGAACATCTGAAATACTTTACGGGCGCTTTTGTGGTCAACCTTAAAAATTATGAAGGTTCTGCCACTGTGCCTGTTGATAAGCCTGTAGAGATATGGAATGGCGGCACTGGATTCATGTTGATTAAACGTGAAGTGTTTGAAAAGCTAAAGCCGCTAGTGCCGTGGTACGTCAACGATGTTCTTGATCTGTCTGGAACTATGGGAGCAGAACAAATCAGCCAGTATTTTACTGAAAGTATAGAGCCAGAAACTAAACGGCTTCTGTCTGAAGACTATCATTTCTGTAAGACATGGCGTGATAACGGTGGTGAGATATGGGGAGCACCGTGGGCAGGTCTGACGCATATAGGAACCTACGCATTCGATGGCAAACTACTACCAGCACCATAAGGAGATAACATGATTGAAGGTACACCCACACAAAGACCATTCTTTGCTTTGTTCGATCACATTATGGAAAAGCATAATCTAAAGAACGATGCGAGACTTTATGAATTCTTTGATAAAAAGATGAGTAGGCCAGACATATCTAAGTTTCGTCATCGCAGAAAGAAAATGGGAGCTGGTCACATTCTATTGATACATGAGAAATTAGGTATGCCTGTTGCTGACATACGTAGTTTTTTAGAGCAGGAGTAACTATGGAAGTCTTCACCATCATTACGTTTATTGGTGGCTTCCTAGTTGGGGCTGGTATTGCTACAGCAGTTATCTTCGGCTTTTTCTTTTGGCTGTTTTCGCGGAGCGAATAAATGACTGAGCCGTGGGGGCGCCTTTGCTCCCCGGCTTTCTCATTCTCTCACCGCTGCCAGCTTTGATGCGCTGACGTTTAGCATGGATTGCAGCATACAATCCGGGTTTCATCGGCATTTCCATCTCCGCATAGATGCTCTAGCGCGTTCTGAATTCTTAGCTGTCTTAACAATCCCACCCATCCTTGCACAGAAGGATGCTCGTCTGCCAGCCTCAGACTTGCTAGGCTTGCTGGTAGTCACTGGAGGCTTGA